ATTGTATGATGAACGTAAGGCAGTTAAGCGTCAAATGCTCGACACAAAACAGCAGTTCGAGAAAACAAAAAATGACTCGTTGAAGCGTGAGATCAACAAGTTTGACAACATGCAGATGGCGGTAAAGATTCTTCTCAACTCTCTTTATGGTGCATTAGGCAATCAATACTTTCGTTATTACGATCTGCGTGTTGCAGAAGGTATTACGTTGTCAGGTCAACTTGCAGTGCGTTGGGCAGAGGAAAATATGAATAGATATATGAATGGTATCCTAAAGTCGAAAAAAGATTATGTTATCGCAATGGATACTGATTCGATCTACGTAAACTTCGGTCCTTTAGTGAAGCAACTGCAACCTAATGATCCTGTCAAGTTTATTGATGATGCATGTAATGCAAAGTTCCAACCGATGCTACAAAAAGCATATGATGATATGTTTGTAAAGATGAATGCCTTCGACAATCGTATGGTGATGGAACGTGAAGTTATTGCAGACAAAGCTGTCTGGACGGCAAAGAAACGCTACATTATGAATGTACACAACTCAGAAGGTGTTCAGTACGCAGAGCCTAAGTTAAAGGTACAAGGCATTGAGGCAGTCAAGTCATCGACTCCTATGGTTGTGCGTGATAAATTCAAACAGGCATATAAGATCATTCTGACATCTACAGAAGCTGAATTGCAAAAGTTCGTCAAAGATTTTGAATCACAATTCAAGTCATTGTCTCCTGAAGATGTTTCGTTCCCACGTGGCGTTTCGAATATCAGAAAGTGGACATCAACTGTACCCAACGAATTATATAAGAAAGGTACGCCTATTCATGTTCGTGGTGCGATACTATACAATGATGCAATCAAACGGCACGGATTGAAACTTGAGCAGTTGAAGAACGGTAGCAAAGTAAAGTTTTGTTATTTGAAAACACCTAACCCGGTTCGTGAAAATATCATATCGTTCCCACAGTTTCTACCAAGAGAATTGAACTTGAACGAGTATATTAATTACGACTTACAATTCGAAAAGACATTCAAGGAACCTTTGAAGATCGTTACAGATGCAATTGGCTGGCACGTCGAAAAGGTAAATACACTTGATAGTTTCTTTTCATAAGGAATTTTATGAAGATTAAACTTGAATTAGAGCTGGACACAGAAGTGACCAAAGACGAACAAATGTTATACGAACTTGTCCAACTCATAGAAGAACTAAAAAAGAAAATAGAGGAGACACAATATGAGTGACATCTTTGATTTCGGTTTTACCGCTATTGATGAGGACGAGTTAGAAGTCGTACAACAAGCAGAAGCTGCTGTGCAACAAACAACACAAACAGCGTCAAGTACACAAGAGAAGTTGGATAAGTTGTATAATGCAATCACACCCCTGCTTAACAATCTGAAAAAGAATCCAGAGAAGTCATATATTCATTGGCCTGATAGATTATCTAAAGTTGAGGCGTTTGAAGATCATTTACAAAAGATTTATAACGGATAGGAAGTAACAATTATGAAGCATTTTTACGGAGCGATAATCGCTGTTTTGTTTACAGGTGTAGCGTCTGCTGAAACAACGTCAGCAAAAGTGCAACATCATTATAAAACCGTACTAGAACAAACACCATATAATGTAGAAGTTTGCAAAGACGTAACCATTTACAAACAAGGTGCCAATGCAGGTGAAGGTGCATTAGGCGGAATGATTATCGGTGGCGTACTTGGAAAAGTATTAGGCGGCGATGATAAAGGTGCGGCAGCAGGCGCAATACTTGGCGGAGTTATTGGTGCAGATAAAGCAGGAAAGAAACCTGGTACTACAAGCACACATCGTCAATGTCAAATTGAAAGACGATACAAGGAAGCGCAACGTGAAGTATACAGTCATAGCACAGTCACTTTCTTTACTGATGGACGTTCAATGACTTTACGTTTTCAAAGATAATACTTGACAACAACAGGATAGGATGATATATTATGAGAACAATCCTAAACAAATAAGGAGAAATACATTATGAGTTTAATCGACAAGCTCACCAAAAATAGCACGATTAAGATGACCGCACCGTTGATGGACAGTCGTGTGTTCGGTAAGAAAGATATGGCACCTACGCCTGTTCCTATGGTCAACGTTGCATTATCTGGTCGTCTTGATGGTGGGTTGGTTCCGGGTCTATTGATGCTCGCAGGACCATCAAAGCACTTTAAGTCGGCGTTTGCATTGATGATGGCTGCTGCATATCAACAGAAATATGATGATGCAGTCGTATTGTTTTATGATTCTGAGTTTGGTACACCTCAATCATATTTCGAGTCATTCGGCATTGATCTAGATCGTGTTGTTCATACGCCTGTTACAGACGTTGAACAGTTGAAGTTTGATGTGATGAAGCAGCTTGAAAACATCGAAAAGAATGACCGTGTTGTTATCGTTATTGACTCTATCGGTAACCTTGCATCTAAGAAAGAAGTCGAGGATGCATTGAACGAAAAGAGCGTTGCAGACATGTCACGTGCAAAGCAAATGAAATCGTTGTTCCGAATGGTCACGCCTCACCTAAACCTCAAAGACATTCCTTTGATTGCAATCAATCACACATATAAAGAGATTGGTTTGTATCCTAAAGATGTTGTATCGGGTGGTACAGGTGCGTATTATTCAAGCGACGCTATCTGGATTATTGGTCGTCAGCAAGAGAAGGTTGGTACAGAGATTGAAGGATATCATTTCGTTATCAATATTGAAAAGTCACGGCATGTACGTGAAAAGTCAAAAATCCCAATCACTGTAACGTTTGATGGCGGTATCCAGAAATGGTCAGGTTTGATGGCAGTTGCAGAGAAGTTGGGATATCTACGTAAGCCGAAAGTTGGTTGGTACGAGGCAGTTGATATTGCGACAGGTGAAGTGTTGACAGAATCGTTATTGCGTGCTAAACAAATTAACGACAATGCAGAGTTTTGGCAAATGCTAATGACAAAAACAAACTTTGCTCAAGACGTGAAAGAATCGTTTACTGTAGGAGGCAAACCTCTATTTAATACAGAAGAAACAACAATAGATCAGGATGTTGAAGTTTAATGGAAAAAGTAATATTAGGTGCGCTATTTCACAACGAGGAATACGTAAGAAAAGTTCTACCCTTTTTAAGACCTGATTATTTCCATAGCCAGAACGACATTAAGATCTTTAACAATATCGCAGAGTTTGTGGATAAGTATAATGCAGTGCCTAGTAAACAGGCACTGTGTATTGCTGTTGAAGAAGATCAATCATTGAATGAAAATGCGTACCGTGAAATAATCAATGAAATTGAGGAACTGCAATATGATGAAACTAATGCGTTAGATTGGTTAGTCGAAAAGACAGAGAAGTTCTGTCAAGACAAAGCAATCTATAATGCAGTACGTGAATCTATTCAAGTATTGGATGGTAATTCACAAGAGTTAGACAAAGGTGCAATTCCACAGCTTTTGTCTGACGCACTAGGCGTGTCGTTTGATACGAGCATTGGACACGACTTCCTTGATAACACAGATGAGCGATATGAGTTCTATCACACAAAAGAGGAAAAGGTAGAATTTGATCTTGAGTTGATGAATGATATCACAAAAGGTGGGTTGTCTAAGAAGTCGTTGTCTATTGCACTTGCGGGTACAGGTGTCGGTAAAACGTTGTTTATGACACACTGTGCTGCGGCAAACTTGATGATGGGAAAGAACGTTCTCTATATCACAATGGAGATGGCAGAGGAACGTATTGCAGAACGTATTGATGCGAATCTTCTTAACGTTACAATCGATGATTTGAAATTATTGACTAAAGATGCGTATGATAAGAAAGTCGAGCGTGTGCGTGGTAAAACGTCAGGCAAGCTGATTATCAAAGAATATCCTACAGCATCTGCAGGTTCAGCGCACTTTAGGCATTTGTTGAACGAGTTGAAATTGAAACGTAATTTCATGCCTGATGTTATCTATATCGATTACCTAAATATTTGTGCAAGTTCACGTATGAAGTATGGAGCAAATGTTAACTCGTACACTCTAATTAAAGCGATTGCTGAGGAGTTACGTGGGTTGGCAGTTGAATTCAATGTTCCTATTATGTCAGCTACACAGACGACACGTTCAGGTTATTCGAATTCTGATTTAGGACTAGAAGATACTTCAGAATCGTTTGGTTTGCCTGCAACAGCCGACTTCATGTTTGGTTTGATTTCGTCTGAGGAACTTGAAGATTTAGGTCAATTGATGGTGAAACAATTGAAGAACAGATGGGGTGATCTGGGAAACAATAAAAGGTTCGTAATAGGTATTGATAGATCGAGAATGAAATTGTTTGACGCAGAACCGTCAGCACAGAATCTAGTTAATGATTCTGGACCTCAAATAGGTTCTAATGCAGATAACAACGTAACACCTTTCAATAAAAAGGCACGTCCGAGTTTTGATGGGTTTAGTTGATGCCGCCCGAAAAAAAAGACGGCTGTTAGAAACAGTCGTCTTTTTTAATTAAGATACGTGGTCGAGCAGAACCCCACTGGCATACCAGATGCTACCCCGACTGTTCCTTCTGTGATTGTTTTTTTCAAATCGATCACACTTGCCTCTTACGTTAATAATTGCACGTAGTTTCACGCACCCACGTATTATTTATACAAATAAAATCCTTGACCCCGGTTGACAACGGGGTTTTTTTGTTTTAATATTAAATATATTGTTAACTTTGAGGTACATATGCTCTATTACGCCGTAGGAAAACCACATCGACTGCCTAAAAAACTTCTGAATGAAGTTGTAGACTTTACAGCAAAGTATTTGAAAATAGAAAATACTGATTGCATTATGGAGATAGAATTCTTTAATAAGTTAGATGCGTGTGGTTATGCGCAAGAAGAAGAATATGTCAACTATTCTATTCAAATATCTAAGGAAAAACAATATACGACTAAAGATATCATAGCTACAATCATGCATGAAATGGTTCATGTTGCACAATACATTAGGGGTGATCTCGTGTTAGGTAAAGGAAATAAGTTATCCAGGTGGAAAGGAAAACCTGTTGATCTGCCTTACAGCAAACAACCGTGGGAACGTCAAGCGTTCCGACTTGAGAAAAATATATGGAACAAATTCATCACAAAAAATCCAAATGCCTTAAAGTGAGATTGAAATGAACATTTTTATTCTTGACCGAGATCCCGTTAAAGCTGCACAAATGCAATGTGATAAGCACATTGTGAAGATGCCCTTGGAAAGCGCACAAATGCTTTCTACTGCTCATCGTATGTTAGATGGTGAGTTGCATTATGAGTTGTCTACTAAAGGACGCAAAGTTAAAAGGTATCGTTTGCCTGATGATAGGGAAGATAAGTTATATAAAGCGGTTCATTTCAACCATCCATGCACTGCTTGGACAATGCTATCAAACAACAACTATAACTGGCATTTCGTTCATTTTCAAGCATTATCGGAAGAATTTAAATATCGATTCGGCAAAGATCATTCATCATGGACAGATCTTAACGAAATTCTTTCAATGCCGCCACGTAATATTCCAATTGGATACAAAACTCAACCTCCATTAGCGATGGGGTCTAATCCTGAATGTATGTTTGAAGATGTAGTAAAATCATATCGTGCATTCTATCAAACAAAACAAAAGCGATTTACAATGTCATGGCGCAGTCGTCCTGTTCCTGATTGGTTTCAATTTATTTAAAATAATTTGAAAACCCGCTTGACATTCCTTTTTAGATAGTGTAGATTGATTGTATAAACAGAAAGGATACAAAATGCAAATGGTTAAAAGATTCTACGAAATCACTGTTACAGACAAAACTGGCAAAGTTGTCTATACAGGAGAAGAATATTCTGGCTATTCTGCATCTGAAGAACTTCTCTACTTAGATCGCAAATATCCTGAATGTACTGTTGAAGCGGAATTCAAAGAAACAGATTTG